TCACCACGGGCGCGCAAGCCAATGCTCCAGAGCGAGTTCCACGGATAGTTGTTCCAGTTGGACGCCCGAGAGCCGCACAACGAGCCGCTGACGCGGTCGCCACCCAGTAATTGCCGCGTGATACCGTAGGTGCCGAGTGCATAGACCTGGCCGCGGCCAGTGGTGGTGTTTTTCCAGGAATAGGTCGTCGAGCCATCATCGCGGCCATTGCTGTCCATGCTCCAAATCCAATGGTTCCCTGTCATTTGTTCGCATCCTGTTTTGCTGGTGTATCCAGGCTGGCGCAATGTGGATGGGATGGTGACACTGGCGCCGCCCAGTGCCTGCGCCTCAGTTACGCCAAATGCGGCCTGTATAAACTCGACCTCGGTGAACAGGCGTTTGCCTTGGCTGGCGGCCAGCTCGGAGGACGTCCACCAATTGCAATTAGCATAGGTCACAACGCCGTTGCCGCCAAACGCAGCGGGAACCTTGGGTAACACGGTGCCACTGGCCACAGGCGCGTTGTAGGCGCTGGTGCCCAGGGCATCCACATCGGTGTTGCACAGATAAATATCGGCCCAGAAGCCGCCTGGCTGGTAGGCCATGCCGCGCGGGCTACAGGCTGGGCGCCAGCGCAAGTCCCACAGGCTAAACGCATTGATGCCGGCAATGGCATCCACGTCGGCCTGGGTCCAAACCATACCGCCGGTTGTTACATTGCCGACGGTGTTAAACAGGCCGCCCACCAGGGTTTCACCCGCCGGCACCAGCCCGTAGTGAAAGCCGCCAATGGCGCGGCTGTTGGCCACCGTGTAGCCCGCAGGCGCTGTTTGCGAGGCATCGGCTCGCAGTGTGGCGTCGCCACAGGCATAGATGGTGTAATCCGTGCCGGCCACCAGGGCTGGCATAAGCACATTTGTCTGCGCCGGGAACGCTTTCATGCGGCCAGCAACAGCCACCGTGGTGCCAGCCTTTAAAGCCAGCGTATTGGCCCCGGTTTTAACGAAACACACACTGCGCGGGTTGGCTTTGTCGAATAAGTTGTAGGCGCTTTTTATAAAGCCGTGCGCGGTGAGTTGCGCTAGATTGAGGCCGCTCATTGCTTCACCCACTTGGTTTCGCTGGTCAACAAACCGCCGGTGTAGCCAAAGGTTTTCACCCAGGTTCCGACGCCGTCTGTGGCTGTGTCTGTGGTCAGATCACCGCCGGTGAAACCGTACACATGGCTGCAGGCGTCGGGGTTAAAAAGCGCGCCGGTGGAGTCCGGCACTTGCAACCCGCCACCCGCGTAGGGCTGGCCGGTAGCGGGGTCGAGCAGCACTATGGCTTGCGGGCGTATTTTTTGATCGCCGCTTAAAACATCAATAAATGCAGACATCATCAAACTCCTTTTAAGTAACACTTACACATTTGAGTTGCCCGAGTCGTTTGCTGTTTTGGCGACTGTGGCACTTGGATCGTCCAGCCCGGCATCGGCGCCCAGGCGCGCAGCGAAGGCGGCGCGGGTGAGCGAGTCCGCCAGCGGATCGGCATCGAGCTGCGCCAGCAGATCGGGCAGGCGCGCCAGCAGTTCGGCGGCGGTCTGGCCGCGCGCGGCGGCGTCGGCCAACAGCTTGCGGATCGGGTCGACCATGGGCGCCATGACGGGTTGCCATTGGGCCAGCTCGGCGTCGATCAGGGCATCGATTTCGTCGGGTTCGGATGGGGTGGGGTCGGCGAAGGCGGCAGTATTGGGGTCAGTGGATTGCCGCGCTGCGCTCGCAATGACGGAGTCGGAAATCGCAATGACAGCCGGGGCGGCAGGCTCGGGCTGCAAGTCGCCTTCCTGATAGCCGTAGCCGCGCATCCAGTATTTGTTGGTAAAGCGCGCGCCAGCGTCGTAGTTGCTTTTGTCGCGGGTGGCCTGCAGCTCGTCCTGCTCTTTTTGATCCCAAAAAGAAAAAACAGGCGTTGGCACCTCGCCAAAATTAAGCTCGCAGACCCACTTGATGAGCTGGTTGATGCTGCTGGCAATGAGGCGCGCGTCGGCGTCGCGCAGGTCTTTTGTGACCTCCAGCCCGGCGGTGGCGCTCGCCCTGTTGGCGCTGGATTGCGTCGTCTGGTTTTGTCCCAACAGCGCAATGGTAATTTCGGCGCTGCAAAACTCAACCAGCTGGGCATACAGGTCGGCGCTGGCGCTTTTGCCGACCATTTCCACAAGCTCGATGCTTCCGTCGTCGGGGATCGTGGCCACGCCGTCCTGAATCAATGCCTCCAGGCTGTCGAGCAAGGCGGCGCGCTCGGCGTCGGTGGCGCTGCGCGGCAACTTTCCAACGCTGAAGGCGCTGCCAAATTTCTCGGTAAATGCCAGCCAAAATTTCAACCCGCCTTTTTTGAATACCAGCGGCCAGTAGCACATGCTGAGAGCGGCAATGCCATAGGGGTTTTGGTAGCTTGGGCTTTGCCGCGGCAGCAGGTATTTTTTACCAGGGTCCTCCTCCCCAAACAGGGGATGCGTGCGGCTTTTGAAGCGCAGCATATTGGCGGTGTCAAAACAAAACCACTCGGGCGGCTTGGCTTGCACATCCACCGGCACAAACAACCCGCCGGACTGGCCCCAGATGACCTCCATGGGCTGGTAGCCATACAAAACCGCGTCCTGCATTTGCTCGATGATGGTGGTCAGCGGCAGCACGTCCAGCATGGCCTGCACTGCCTTGCCGTGGCGGCTGCTGGCCGCGCCACGGTCCAGGCCAAATTCAAGCGCCTGCACGCTGGCTTTGCGCCGCGTGATGCAGCTGCCAATCAGCGCATCGACCTGCATGTCTCGGTAAGTAGTGATGTTCTTGCCCTGCGACCTCAGTATGGTGTCGGGGTTGGGCAGCAGCATGCCCAGCGCATAAAAGTCGAGGCTGTTGGCGCGGGTGGCCAGGTGGTTTGATAAAAGCTTGCGCGTTGCCATGGTGTCAGTACCCATTGAGGTTGATGCCGCCGATGTGCTCAGACATTTTGCGTTCGCGTGTCGTCGCCTTCACCGGGCCAAGATTGATTTCGCGGCTGGCAAAGTAGGCCAGCGCCACGGCCACGGCGGCGTCGCCATGGCGCTTGCCTTTGTCCTCGCCCGTGCTGCGTGTGTCGGGTATGCGGGGCACACCACGCACCACTTGCACTGCGCGCAAGTCGGCCAGGATGTCGGCATCTTTGGGCAGGCCATTGAGCGTGCCGTCTTCCAGCGCGGCCTTGACTGGCGGCATGTGCTCGCGGTACCAATTTTCGGTCAACATGACTTGCTGGATGCGACTGGCGCCATAACGCTGCATGGCCACCTCGGCCAAAAACTGACCGTTGCCACGGGCGTCAAAGGCACCGCCCATGAAGCGCGGCAGGCGGTCGAGCAAGTAAAAAGCGATCTGCTCTTGCTGGCGAAACGGCACATTGCGCAGCTCCACCGCAAACGGCACCTGGCGCACCAGGTTCTGGTGCTGCAGCAGCGGAATGTGCACGCTCAAGTCACCCGATCGGCCGAAGTCTTCACCGTCAAAGCTGATGGCCTGGGCCGGCAATTTTTCCAGCAGGGGCAACATTTGCGCCTCCAGCCAATCATTGGCCTCGGCCTTGCGAATGCCGTCTGACAGCAGCTCGAACCCCGCCTTGCACTCCCAGCGCAGCACCGGCGTGTCGGCCGACATGCGCAGCTCAATCAAGGCGCGTGACAACCAGGCGCCCGTGCCGTTGGATGGAATGCAGTCCAGCTCCTCGGCCGCACCGTCGCCATAGAAGGCGTACACGCCGGCTTTCCATGCGGCTTCGTCCTCGGCCGTCCATACCTTGCCCAGGCGCATACACACGCGCTGGTACAGGCCATCGGCCACGGCTTCCTGAAAGTCCACCCGGTGCACCGTGCCCTTGCGGCGCCCGCCGCGGATGTCTTCCACCAGCTCGGCAAACGGGTTGTCGGTGCCGTTGTGCGTGCTGATCACATGCACCTGGCCGCCCCAGATCAGCATGGCCATGGCCGCCTTGAGCAGTTCCTTGAGCTGGTCATGGAACGCGGCTTCGTCGATCACGATCACACCCTGGCGTCCGCGCAGGTTGCTCGGGCGGCTGCTCAGGGCGACGATGCGAAAGCCCGAAGGAAAGCGGATGGTGTAGGTCTTGATCGCCTTGTCTTCCTCGCTCTCGCCGTCCCAAAATCCCTCGTCGATTTCACCCGCCGCGCGGTTGAACACTCGTGCCCACATCGCGCAGGCCTGGATGTACTCAATCGTCATGTCCTGGTTGTAGGCGATGTAATACACGTTCTGCCCGCCCGCCGTGCGGTCGCTGGCGGCCGTGAGCACGTTGTCAGACGCCTCGCCCCAGGTGATGCCGGTGCGGCGCGATTTCTCCATCACCTTCAGCGGCGAGCGGTCGGCCACCCAGCGCGCCTGGTAGCCCATCAGCACGGCCGCCGGCACCGCTTTGAGGGCGGTGTTCGGGATTTCGAAGGGGACGGTGGCGGTGGTCATTAGGCGCGGTGTTTGCAGAGCGTCTGGCAATCGGTGTGGCCTGGGCCGCCGCGCTTGCCATAGTCGGTTTCGCCGCAGGTGCGGCACTCGTACACGGTCTGGCTACAAACGCCCTCACCGATGCCGTCCGGGTGCGGACACGCCCGTCCCCCGTTTCCGACCCATTCATGACGGCCTTTTCGGCACGCGTCACTTCCAAGTTCGGTGCTGGCCTGGCGTATGAGCGCCTGCAGTTTAAAAGTCATGCCGCAATCCCCAAAATGTTGTTTGCGGGCACTTGCCAAACGCTTTGATGCACACGCTGACATCAATCAGGCCGACTGCGCCAGTCAGCCAAATAAATACAACAAACCATCCGATGTATTTCATGATTCGACCCTCCTGAAGTAAATGCACCAGACCCATGAGTTCAAGTTCCATGAATCGGGGCCGTTGATGGATTTCCAAAGGTCTTCGTAGGCGTATCGATGCGCGCTACATGCTGGTAGCCCGGCTGTAGCGCTCGGATCAAATTGTTCAATACCTTCCGCCTTTGCGTCGGATGCGCTGATGTCCTGCAGCCGCTCGACGCGCACGTCGGTGATTTCCAGCAGGATGCGGCTGGCCCATCTGGGCATGTGGATGCTGGGGCGGCGCTTGAAACCCCATACCTTGAGGTAAGCTACATCCTGATCAGTGTAGCCATCGGCGTCAAAATAGTAGGGCAGCCATGGGTCGTCTCCTTCGCACGCCAAGCGCTCGGTACGCTCGGTACGCTCCCAGCCGTTTTCCCGCACCCAAAGCCGGTCGCCTGGCTGTCCGTAGGGGCAAAAGAACTGAATCTCGCCATCTTCATCGCCAAACCAGCCGGGCGTGAAGTAGGGCGGTCGCTGGCCGCGCTCGTTTGGGTCTTGCACAGCAACAACATAACTCAAGCCATTGGCAGGCTTGCACACCCGTCGCGTCTGCGTTTTTGAGCCGTCCAAAATTGCTCTGACCATTGCGCCAGAAAAGAGGATAGGTCGTTCGCGCCCGCTCATGCTGCAATCCCCAAAATCTCACGCCTGATCTGCTCGGCCGCTTCGCCGGACAGACCACCGCTTTTGGCGATCTTGTCTACCGTCTCGGCGGCGGCTTTGGCGCGGGCGCGGGCCTGCGCCTGGAATTGCTTGAGGCCGATGCTGGAGCGTGTCAGGGTAGCGATGTTCTTGGCGGCGGCACTGAGCATGCTGACGCGCTCGCCCGGGTCGGCATCGGGGTCATCGGCCTCCTGCAGCGACAAAATGGCCTCGAACAACTCGGTCTGGACCAGGGCGGTGAGCGCCTCGCTGCGTGCATCCTGGTCGTCGCCGGCCTGTGCCTGAATCAGCTTGGCAGCCTCGGTGCTGGCCTTGATCGCGGACAGGCGCCGATCCAGCTTGCTGCCGTAGCGGTGCAGTGCGCTGCGGCTCGGCAAAATGCCGCCGTGCGACTCCGCCGGGTAGCGTGCCTGCAAGTCGGTAATCAGCTCATCGAGCGTCTGCGCGCCGGTAGCGAGCATCGCCTCGATGTAGGCNTTGACCTCCAGCGGCAGGCGGGCAATGGTGCTTTTGCGGCCCATGGGGCTTACCAATATTTTGCGGGCCGGGCAATGCCGGGCTCGCAGCTTACGGTGTACTCGGCCACGTCCACACCAAAGCGGCTCAGCTCGGCGTGCCAGCGGCCGCTGGGCTGCTTGTCGAGCTTGATGAGCTCGCGGTCGTGCAGGTAGTCCATTTCGCGGCGCAGCTCCAAGCGCGGTGGCGTCGGGGTACTCGCTCTGCGCCACGGTCAGCACCAGACCCTCATAGGCGCCGATCGGGCGCGCGTTGTTGAGCGTGAGCAAAATCAGCCAGCGCAGGGCTTCGCGGCGCAGGCGGGCGTGGTCGATGTCTGTCATGTGATTTCTCCAGGTTACAAAATGGGCTTGGATGCAGAGGCGCGCAACAAGGCGTTTTCCAGCTTCATGCCGACGCCGTCGACCTTGGCCTCCAGCGTGCTTTGGCCGCGTATGTAGTCCTCACGGCGCACGTAATGGATCGGCATGTCGGCCTTCATCGTGAGCAACTCGCGCTCCACGCGCTGCCACTGCCCGGTATCGGCTTTGGCGGAGGCATCGAGCGTGTCAAGCCGCGTATTGAGCTTGTCGTATTGCGCCGTGCTGGTGATGTCCTGCACGCGAAAATGCTCATTGAGCTCGCGCTTGATGTCGTTGCGGTACTGCACGGCAATCACCTTCATCAGCCCCCACAAACCGCCCATGCCGGCAATGGCCAGAAAAATGATGTTGCTCAAGTTGAGTTCGACGATCATGGTGTTGTGCCCTGCGCTGCGTTGATGTAGTCAATCAGGCGCTGATGCCTGAGCCGGTCCGCGGCGCAAGTCTGAGTGTTGGCGGCGTGGTTGGCCCAGGCGGCCTCAAGCCCGAGCCCGGCATCAAGAGCACAGGCGGGGCTGGCGGGGTCAGCAGCTCCGCAGGCACCCACAGGCGCGTCGGTGCCAATGAGGGCGCTGTTCCACAGCCAGACAGCGCCAGCAGTGAGGCTGATATAAGCGCCAGCATCATCACTGCCAGCAGCCGGCCCAGCATCAGCTTGCGCTTGCGCGGCGGCGCCGGGAGCCACATCACCACCAGCACCAGCGCCAGCGGCACAAGCAGCACCGCCACCGTTGCGCCAAACGACCAAAGGGCCACGACTTGTGTACTCATCAAACTTCTCCTTTAAATTTGCATAACTTTTTTGCAGCGCCAGCTGCGCATCCATCGCCTGGCGTGCTGCCGCCTGGCTGCGTACCTGCTCGGCCTGCAGCGCCAGCGCCTGGGTCTGGATCTGTTTGGCCTGGCGCGCCTGCCAGGCGTTGTCGCTGTAGCGGTGGCCGGCGTAAAAACCCATGGCGCCCCACAGCAAGATCAACAGCGGGCCGATCCACCAGGTGGCGAATAATTTGCTCATGAAGTCGCTCCCGTTGGGCCAGCATCGCCAGCCGGCCCAAGGCACTGCTTGTGCAGGCGCAGGCGGCGCTCCCACAGGCCGCGGCACTGCTTGTTGCCGGGCGCGGAGCAGTCCACATTGCCTACCCGGCGCCACATCAAAATCGCATCGCACGCGCCCTTGTAGTCGTAGGCATTGAGGCGCTGCACGAGCGTACTCGGGCCGCCGCGCTTGCTCTCGCAAAAGCCGTCTGCCACGCCCGACTTGCCCCTGCCGATGTTGTAGGCCAAATTGACGTAGGCGTCGTACTCGTACTGATGCAGCGGCACCGTTACGCACTGCTTGAGCGCGCCCTCAAAATGCTGCACATCGGTAAGCAGCCGCGCCAGCGCCTGGGGCGGCGTGGTGGTGCTGCGCATGGTGATGTCACGGCCCGTGCTGCCAAAGCCAAGGGTCGGAACCGCTTTGCCTTTGACCGGATCGGGGCAAGCATTGCCGCAATAATCCTCATCCACGGCAATGCCCACCAGGCCAGCGGCAGTGAGCGCGAGCACGGCAATGAGGGAGCGGTTGTCGGTGGTCATGCCCTGCATTTTTCCGCGCGCGCGCGATGCCGGGTAAGCAAAACCTTTTAATTATTGGCTGGCAGCGGGAGCTGGCCGGCGGGGGNGATCGGCCTCATCGGGTGGGGGCCAGGCGGCCGGGAATTGCGCCGCGAAAATATTTTTTAAAAAAAGCTTGCAATGGCTCAAAATGAGCTATATACTGCAGCCATGCAGTCGAGATTGATTGCATCCGACGCCTCCGGTAGCAGGCAGGAGAAGCAAAATGACACAAGCCACAGTAACCGTCGACGGCGTTGAGTATCTTGTTGATCAAAGTGTGTTTGACATCATTTGTCAAACACAAGCGGAAGCAGAAGCAGACCGCCAGCAAGCTCAAATTTCAATTGATAGCGGTGCTGACGATGTTGCACCTCTTTGGATTGAAAAAGCAGAAAAGACAGACTCATTCAATCGCATGCTAATTGCTTATCATTTCCAAGCAACTCA